GGCCCCAGCAGCCAATGAATTATTCGGGTTATGGCGGAATGCAGCGGCCCATGAATTATTCAGGATATGGAGGTATGCAGCGCCCGCAGCCAATGATGAATTATTCGGGTTATGGTATGCAGCAGCCTATGAATTATTCGGGTTACGGGCAGCAGCCAATGCAATCACCTTACCAGCAATACGGAATGATGGGTGGCGGATACCAGCAAAGTCCTTATCAACAGCCTTATCCCCAGCCGCAACAATACGGCGGGTACGGAATGAGTCAAGGATATGGTGGTCAGAGTAGTTTTGCCCCGATGTCAAACCCGTACCAGCCGCAGCAGTATGGTAACTCGAACAATTTCTCAGGTTATGGAATGCAGCCAGCGCAGCAATTTTATTAATTTTCTCTAGGCAGCTCGTATTTATCTTTAATCTTTACGATTGCTTTCTCAGAAGTATGTATAACTGCTGATATTTCTTTAATCCCGAAGCCCCGAAGCAACAACATATTGATTGTAGTTGCTTGCTTCGTAAGGGTTTTCGGTGGTTTCTCTTCACTTACATCTTTAACAATGTGAAAAGAAGCTCTTCTTTTTTTATAGTTAGGTGATATTGAATCAAGCTTTGGGTTAGCTTTGCGATCTTTCTTCATTTGAATTTCCCAAAGCTGCTTATAGACATCTTGATACTTATCAACAACTTTTTGTGGAATTTTATCCATTAGTCCCACCTAGCATCGCCTTTAAGAACAACTGCATTGCCTACAATGCCCGTTCCATAAGTTTCAGATGCTTCTTTATTATAATCTAGTCCTTTCAATAACCCTTCTTCATTAACGAGGATTTGAATATCTTCATGAATAGGTGAACGAACCATTTCAACATACCCATCTACAAGAGACTGCGCCTCTTCCAATGTGGGTTTCTTATCTTTAAAAATGTGAATCATTTTATTTCTCCTTAAAGATGGGATTATTGCCATAATTTCCCACGATTGTCAAATGTTATCTCGACCTGTTTGACGTTCATACTCACCTCTAGCGAGTGATCCATCCATAACGCCAAGCCACCTCTCATCACCACCTGTTGATAGGGCATACTTTCGTATCATTCCCATCTCAAGAGCCTGAGTAACAGCTTTCTTGATAGTTGTTTGACCGCCTGCATTTTTCAAATAAACTACACAAGGCTCAATCAATTGAGATTCCTTGATAGAATTAAATATACCAGTATTTGTTCCACCATGTGTTACTGCACGACCATCAGCTTCACGCATTTGAATAAACTCAACAATATATTTAATTCTATCCCGAACAGATTGTGACATCGTTATAGACCTTATATCTTGTGACCTATCTTCGAGTAGGCCAGTGTTAGGATTACGGATAAAATGCCTAATATCTCTATTTGCAGGACCATTTGACTTAACGACAGCTCCATCAAACACACCATTACGCGTATATTCTACATTAAGATCACGACAGCGTTGTTTTCCTGTACCTTCATCAACAGACCAGACCGCAAATGCAGACCGAACGCCATCAACAATGGCAGAAGTACCCCGAATAAGACTACGCGCTTGTTCTGGTGTTGTAACTGGATCGTTGTCTTTGATCTTTGCCATATGGTGATTAACCATAACAGTAGCACCAGTTTCAGTAGCCATCTGTGCAAGTAAACTCATGAATGCAGCTCCTGCCGCCGGATCAGCGTTTACATCTGCGTGAACAAACGAGGCCATAGGGTCAATTACGATTAGCTTTAATGTTTCCATCTCTAGCATCTGATCATAAATCCGCGAGAACTCTTCACCCATCAAATATGTATTGTCGAACTTCTGCATAATAGGAAACACACCACCAAGGTTTGGCAATGGAAGCACACGCAACTTATGGCTGTAAACTTCTCTATGTCTTTGAGGGTCAAGGCGCGAAATACGTCTGTGCATTTCGTCTTTGTCATCTTCTGCTGTGATTAATATGACATCGCCATGTTCTGCTACGAGGCCACCAAAAGCAGACTGCATAGATGTACCTGATGCAACCTTCATAGCCAAATCAAGTGTCATCATACCTTTACCACTGTCTCCTGCCGCTGCAAATACACACGGAACTCCAAGAGGTATAGTATCACCTATTAAAAACTTTTGCTCAGGCACTGACCCGACAAAGTATTGGTCAACTAACAGGCTTTCATCAAGTAAGTTAATTGGTTTCTTTACACTTCTCTCGTTCTTCTTGAGCATCTTCTCAATGTTAAAGTTTTCTTCCACGGCATCAGCGGCATCCCACTTTTCAGACTTAGTGGTAGGTATTTTAAGAATTATTGTAGACTTTACGCCTGCTTCTTTAGCTTGAGCTTCAACAATAGAAGCAAGCTTCTTGCCTGCGGCGTCATTATCAGGCCACAATATCAGCTCTTTCCCTTTTAGCGGCGTGAAATCAAACTTATATGCTGTGTTTTCTGACAACATGCCAGCACCGCCAATTGTGCAAGTTGCTACATACCCAAGAGACGTAAGTGCATCAGCGCATTTCTCGCCTTCAACCCAGATAACTTTGTCTGAATCCAAAATGTTCGGGATATTGTATAAAGGTCTAGGTTCTGGAATGCCTTGGCGACCTTCCATAAACTGACGAAACTGCTTTTTAGGCTTACCAGATGCGTCGAGTATCAATTCACCTTGTGCGTTTTTCTCAAAATACTTACGAACTGATACAATAACTATGCCATTTTCGTCGGTATAGTTGTATTCATCTTCAAAATCTGTGCTTGAGTTGATGCTCATGCTCTTTTGTTGCTGTGGAAATCCCTGCTGCGCAGTTGTAACTGCAAAGTTTGACGGATTGTTCGGCTTAACAATGTTTTCTGGCGGGGCAACATAGTCTGGGCTTATGTATTCCTTAAAGTATTCAACGCATTCAGCCAATGTATAGCCGCGACCTTCTTTGAATATCTTGCATATGCCCCCGACACCTTCACCTGATTCGAAATCTTTTCCGTTTAAGAACCAAGGACTTTGCATATCTATGTTGATAACCATAGACTTTCCTGCCTCACCACGAAGCGATCCAATATAAAACTCTTTGCCCCTTTGAACGCCTTCTGGGTATGTATCTATCAATGTTTGTAGCTGTACGCTACGAGGCACTTCTCTCGAAATACGCTCGGCTACATCTTTAGGTGACTTGCCAACGCTCAGTATATTCATTGATCTGCTCCCCAACAAGTTTCCCTAAACTCACAAAACTTACAAAGAAAGAAATCTTTGGTGTGAGCAATACGAGGTAGAATGTCACCTGCTTTTGCCGCAGTCAAGATATTCACTGCCTTGTCGCTTGCCTCTTGAGCCAACTTCTTATTGTAAGGTACAAGCTCATAGTATATTTCAGACGTGTTTTTATTAATAACAGTAAACAACGCAGGATGCTCATAAAGCTCCATATAAGTCTGGTATAGTGCAAGTTGAGTAGCATACACTGGGTTTGCTTTAGTTACACCATGACGAACAAACGCCTTAAACTTGCTATCATTTGCTGATTTACATTCCCAAAGAGCAGGGTATCCCATTTCAACAGGACCATCACAGATTACGCCATCTATGTGACCGCGAATCTCCCCATCCGCTATAGAAAACCCAAACTGCTTTCCATCTTTTTGTTCTGTGCGTAAATCAAATCCTGCATCTTTTAACCACTTAGAAGCATATTCTTCTATCTCATGACCAAACTGAAAGATGCGCAAAGTTCTTGCACTAAATGCTTTATCAGGATCAATCGTGTAGTTTAAATAACGATATTGTATTTTACGCTGACACTCATCACCAATGCTAGAAGCACCGATATACTTGCGTCTCTCCCTTTTTTCTTCATTCGCAACAATCGCATCATCTACGACCTTAGTAATACTATCTGCTACAGGATTTTCATTAGAATGGGATTGAAGTAGAAGGCCAAGCGCCTGTTGACTTATAGTAGATTTCTTCGAGTTTCCCAATGTTTATCTCCTTAGTTAGCGGTGTTGATTCCTGTATTGCAAATATTAGTGTTTGTACTTCTTCTTCTGTGAGGTCACAAAACCTCTTATCCCAACCATACTTACCTAATACGAACGCCAACTCTTTCATTGGCGGTAGTGCTGTTGGTGCATTACTTGCTGCTGTCAATGTACTGTCTCCTCATTTAAGTCGAACAAATCTATGACATCATCAATGTCATCAGGATTTATTTCGCTGTTTCTAAACCCAATGTTTATAACTTCTTCACCTTTAACTCTGATACTTGCGGTACCAAACAGGACAATACTCTTGGCCTCTTCAATGTGATCGTTGATTTTTTCATTCGCAGAAGCTTTTATTTCTTCAATATTGCTTGAGTCTTTAACCCAACAAATCATTTCGTATTCACAAGTTTCAACTTTATCGTCTTCTTTTTCAGCAAGCATAAGATACATTTCAAATCTCGGCATCTATTCAGTCCCTGTTAATTTTTTAACTTGTTCTGAAATTATCTTATCAATCTTTTGCTTGTTCCAATAGTACCCTAAGCAACAACCTGCCTTATACTTTGTCCAAGAGAAATCAATCGCACTGATTTGTACGCCATTTTTGCGTAAATGTTCTTTCTGTTTGTCAGTAGCTGCTTGGTTTAACCAACGCTTAGTTTTATTAGCCGCGTTGCTGTCTTCGATCTCACGAAGGAAATCGTCGCCTGCCGCCATCGCTTGTACCTTCTCACCGATAGAAACCACTCTAGGACGCCCATTCTGCGCCTTCACGATAGCTATCCAGTATTCTCCGATATTACCCACCAAAGTAAACCCACTGAAGCCCATAGCCATCATAGCGTTTCCGTTACCAAATGGATCAATCCACATAAACGGAGACAACTTCATCAAGTCATACTCAGTCATAACAAAGCTATCTAATGCTTCTTTAACTTTTTTCTGGAACTCATGCTCACAGATAGGACATATGCGTGTATTTGCAGATACTTCACTTCCACAATCAGGACATATCTTGGTAGGTGCTTCACCGCCCTCAGACTTATGTGCGCCATCTAAGTTAGCTGTTTCGTCCAAACCACCATGTGTAATGATAGATGTTCCAAAATCCATAACAATACAGTCTGTTTTAACAGTATTTGGATATAGTTCTGGATCAAGTATTCTTAGACCCCTACCTATCATTTGAACCATTGTGCCTTTTTGCGAGCATGGCCTAGTTAAGATAACGCAAGATACTGGTGGGGCATCAAACCCTTCTGTCAGCACGGCAACGTTTACGATTACTTGTAAGTCGCCAAACTCTAAATCATGTAGCATCTGTGCGCGTTCGTCTTTGTCTGTCTCTCCAGTAACAAAGTTTGCCTTTATTCCAGAGTTTACAAAAGAATCGCAAACATGTTCGGCATGTGAGACTGTAGAGCAAAACACAACAGTTTTTCTTCCAGATGCTTTTTCTGTCCACTCAGATACAATTCTATCATTAATGACCTGTCGATCCATGATAGCCGCAACTTCTTCCATATCGTATTCTTTGCCGCGCTTAGTTACGTTATCAAGCTGTTCACCAACACCAAGATCAATCACGAATGATTTAGGACGCACTAAAAATCCTTCACGAATTAAAGTTGCTAATTCAATCTGATGTGCGCAATTATTGAATACAGACCGCAAACCTTTGCCATCGCCACGGTTTGGCGTAGCTGTAAAGCCCACGATCTCTGCGCTGTCATTGTCTTCAAGAACAGCGTTAATAACTTTCATGTAAGTTGGTGCGGCTGCATGGTGGCCTTCATCAACTACAACCATATCAAACATTGGGCGATCACGTAGGTTTCTGTCTCTCGACATTGTTTGAACCATTGAGAACACGGCTTCGCCATCCCAATGTTTAACGGTGCCATTAACAATGCTTGTGGTAATATACGGATTGACCTTCTCAAATTTCGCTTTGTTTTGCGAAACGAGTTCGTCACGATGCTGTATTACTAAAACTCTTCTGCCTTTTTCATGTCTCTTACCAACCAAAGCAGAAAGCATAATTGTTTTGCCTGCTCCTGTAGGAGCGACGATTAGGGTATTACCGTGTTTGTCTAATGCGTTACACGCGTCAGAAACGGCTACCTCTTGGTAAGGACGTAATATCATAATAAACCTATTTGCTAGAATAGTTGGGGGGATTGTGGCGCACGGCCCCCCTGTCCGTGTTCTAGCGGGTGCAGATAGACCCTGCCACTAGATTAACTTTGCGCCCAAGAAGGTACTGCACCAGTTGGTTGCGGACTTGCCGCTTGTGGTGCTGTGTTGGCAACAGGCGCTGAACCCTGCTGTGCCACTCCTTGAGTAAAGAACTCTCTGTTATCGGGTGTTAGTGCCGCCATAAGCTGATTGCTATCGGCGTAACCATTAGTACCCTTCTTGATACCGATTTTCGCACAAATTTCCAATGTATTCAAGTCTGCCATACCTGTAATGTTTCGGTTTTGCTGTGCTTGTGGTGTCATATCAGATGGTAAGATACCTCTCGCGCTCTCAACAATACTCTTTAATGTGCGCAAACCAATTTCTTTTGCCAATGGCATACCGCTTTGACCTAGCTTATCGCCATCAACAAATACGCTGTGCCAAAACTTTCTGCGGTCATACTCGCCACCGATAATAGTAAATTCAAGGTTCATCCACTTTGCAGATGTACTTGCAGACTTTTTAAACCAAGCCCCTTGTCCAAACTCAGGGATTTCAATGTCGCCCGGCTGTACTAATACAATCGCACGAACTACTGCTCCTTTTGGGATAAGTGTGAATTCTTGGTTTTGTGGGTTTTCGTCTTGTGGAACGTTATTTAAATTAAGCATTATGCTTCTCCTTCGCTAGAGTTTTGTGTTGTTGGATCAACAAAGATTAATTCTTTGTCAGTTTTGTGACCACCGCTACTCATTTTATCCATGAGTTTTCCTAAGTGTGGCTCTTCAATTACATCAAGCCTACCAGAGCGATCCTTTGCAGGATAGCCCCATTCATTTAAAGGCTGACATACAAATGCACGATACTGTCCATGATCACCTGTCAAGATAGACATAGTGATAACTTCGTCAACAATTCCGGGCAATTCTCTTCCAGTTTTACTACCTTCAATTTGAAGATGGTACTGTTTTCTTCCGTAATCATCTGTGACTTCATCAAGAATACCTACAAACACAACGTTCTTAGAGCGAATGTGCTGTATGTGAGTAAGCCAAGACATCATTTCACGACCATGTAAACCATACGCGGCTCGTGTATCTAATTTACCAGAACGTTCTGATCTGACTTCTGGTTGTTGCAAACACCATTGAAAACAAAGACGACCTGCAACAGTAATCGAATCTACAAATAGAGTGTCATACTTCTGCCAAACGTCAGCGCCATCGCCATACATCTGCTCAACATAGTTATAATGTGATTCGCTGTAAGGCTGATCTTCTGCCAATGATGGGTTAGGACCACCTAAGAAACACGCTAAATCACGACATTCTGCCCAAGTTCGCGGACGAACAACATCAATAGCGCAACCTTCAATAGCTGCATCCCCTGCTTCTAAATCCATAAACAATGTTGTGTTAGGATTAAGTGTACGAGCAAGCGTAGTTTTACCTACACCGCTTGCACCACATACTACGATCTTGTGACCCTTCTTTTCGGCAAGTCTCTGATCGGCTGTAATAATTTGTAAAGCCATATTATGTATCCAATTCTACTGTGAAGCGACCAACTTCTGTTGTGCGGCATTCTTCAAGAACGCTTCTGATTGCAGGTGGAGCGTTTGTAAATTTACGCTCTTCTACGGCAAAGGTCAGCTTACCATAGTGCCTTGCGTCTTCATCAGACAAAGTGCCTAATGCTTCACGCAAAGAATCTTGATCCCAAGATACTTTTTTAGTGACAACTGCTTTTATCTTACGATTGCCATCTACTATACTTGTAGTGCCAAAATCTTTGCCTTCAGCGTTTAATGCGGCTGTGGCGCGAGATAAGTAAGTGTCTTTTAAATCTTGCTCAACGTCCTTCAAATCACCACGCAACTTATCTATAGCTGCCTTTAGTTCATCTCGGAGTTCGAATAATTCACGACTTTGCATGTCGAATCCTTTCTGCTTGTTACTAGAGTCCCAACTATAACCATATAGAATGGGTTTGTGTCAAGCAGTTTTTTTCGACAATAGAATATCTATACCTAAACAGGCTTTCATAAGCTTCTTTTTCAGCTTAAATTCTGGCGTTTCAACGCCTTTAGCGTCATCAACAATGTAATGCCATACGCCGTCTTTGTCTTCTCGCTCGTAGCAAAAATCAGCGATGTAGGCACATATCTTTTGGTCATTAACCATCAAGTTAAATCGAACCTGCAACTCTAAATCTCTTATAGTTCCTGCGCGTTCTAGTGACTTTAAGTAAAGGTATCGCTCACCTTCCCATTTAGAATCAAATTTAATACCCTGTATGGTAACTTTTTTATTTCCATATTTGGGTCTTGACCCACGCCGCTTGGGATTATATACATTAGGGAAAGTCATTTATGGGAAGGAACCTCCATGCCAAACCCCGGAAAATATAAGTCCGTAGGTGTTTCTATTGAAGCATACGATAAACTGGTTATCATTGCCGAAAGCGAAGATCGCGCTATTGGGCGACAACTTGCGCGTATGATAGATGAAACATTCGAACAAATTAATGCTCGTGTCAATACCAAGCGACAAACGCCAAATAGTTTTGGAACAGTTGGTCTAGGTGGCTTGTCTTCAGTCTCCGTTATAGAAGACTAAAGAAGATCAGCATTACCTAAACCACCTAACAGAGTAGCTGCCGCCGCAGGGCTTTGTCTTGCGCGCTCTCTAACTGAAGGTGTCTGCATAGGAGAAACAGCTTCTGGATTGTAAAACGATCTATCTAAAGGTGTTATTTCTGGTATTTGTATGCCTTGTGATCTTACTGATGTCGTAGTAGGTTCAGAAACAATTTGATCTTGAAGATCGCTTATTAAATTAGAAGCGTTATCTCTTGCAGAAGAAACAGCATTTACAGACTCTCTAGCTCCAGTTTGTTTTGCAAAAGATTTTATTGTTTGGTTCATTACATTTAAGAACACTTGCATTTTGCCTTCAGGAGTTTTAACTTTTGCTGCTTCTTTTCCGTATTTAGCCGCAAACGATTTATACATCGCTTCGTTTGAAAGAACTTTACCTATTAAAAAAAATCTTCCAATTCTTCCTATATTTTGAAAAGGGTTAGCCGCTATATTAGCCGCTACAAGATCACCACCTTGAGCAGATTTACCAAGAACGCTCATAATTCTACCAAATTTATAAATGTCTTTAGCTTGATCTGCGCCAAACAATTCATCTAATGTGCCTGTTTTTTTAGCTGCATCAAATCTTTTAGCTAAAAGCTTAAATGAATCTTTGTTTGTTAAAAATGTTTCTTCAAAATCACCTATAAGATTACTCATATAATAACTTCTTAGGTTTTCTATTTGAGCAGGATCATCATTAAAGAATTCTTTTAACTTTTTAACTTCTGGACCACGCATAGCAGGACTAGCAATTAAATCTGCTGCTTCCTCTGCGCTTAAAGTGCCACTGCGTATTTTTGCGTTTACAGAAGTTTTCTTAAATAAAGCTTCTTCATCTACAGCTTTTTTAACATTTTTTAATAAATCAATACCTGTATCATCAGCGCCAGCCTTTGCAAAATCGTCAATTACGCTTTGATTTATGTTAGTTAAAGAAAGATTATCTAATTGATCTGCAAGTTTTTTTATTCCTGCTGCTTCTTTTCCGAACAATTCATCGGCTGTAGAGCCAAGTTTATCTAATTTATTTTTAAATACGCTGCCACTAAATTTTCTTTTAGCACCTTCTCCAACTCCAGATTCATTTAAAGTTCTTCTTAACCACTCACCCGCAGCTCTAGTTCTTATAGGTTCATAAACATCAGAACCTAAAACTTTTCGTGTGTCTTTTAAAAGCTTTGCGTTGTCGTCTCTAATTAAAGATTTAAACTTACCTGCTGGGTTTAAATCTGATCCGCCTTTTACGGCTCTTGAAAGTTCTTTCATGCTTGCGGCTTGAGAAACAAGCTCAAACTTATCCATGCCTTCTTTAAAAAATGAACTTGCTTTCTTTAACTCTTTAGAAGCTAATTTCATTGCTTCTTTATCAGCAACACCAAGAGATTGAGCCTCAACTCTACGCAAAGCATTTCCAAGGCCTCTAGGACTTATTCTGTTGTCTAACTTTCCAAGAAATTTATCTTTTAAAGCTCTAACGCTATCAGAGCCATAATTTCCCATCCATGTATCATTTAATGATTTTCTAGCATTATATATTTGTGCAAACGAAGCATCATCACCTAAGTTAATAATGTCATTTAAAGCGTTACTAACTTTTCCTAAGTTTCCAGAGTTTGCGCCAACTAATTTATCAAGTTCTCTTTGCGCGTCTGCGACTAAATTTTTTGTTGAAAAGATTTGAGCATCACCTGTAGCACTTTCTACAAGGTTGTTTATATTCTGATACTTAATTCTTGCAGTATCGTCAAAAGCTTTAAATGCGTTTTGAAAAGAAGTTTGTATTGCTGAATCTAACTCGCCATCTTTAACTGCGGCTTTACCCATTTGATTAGCTATATCATCCATATGCCTCAGTAGACCATTAGATGTTTTAGAAACTTTTCTAAGAAGAGCGTCATCACCGGCTCTTACAGCATTGCTTAGTACGTCTGCGGTTTGAACCACATCTACAATTCCATCACTTCCTAGAACTCTTAAATCTGCCAAGTCTTCCATAATTTTTGCGTTGTTATTAGTCAATCTATTAGTTGAACCTAATACTTTTTCACTAATTGCTTGTTGTCTTGATATAATTGAGTTTGCGCCAATAGTGCTTAAAGAAGGTAAGTATCCCGCATCTATAGCTTCTGCGGCTTCTGTTATTTCTCCTTGTGAAAGCTTTTTGCCAACTCCGCTACGACCAACAGCCATGTTAAAGCCTTTGGCTACACCTGCGAATATACCTTCACCAGCAGCGGCTATGGCTGCTTCAATAGCAGCATCTTTAGTTACTTCGCCAAGTGTTTGCTCTTGCGTTCCTCTTAGCGTTTCTACGCCCTCTTCTAAGAACTTACCACCACCAGCACCAATCCCAGCACCAATCATTGCACCAAGAACAGGAATAGGAATTGCGGCTTGACCAGCAATAGCACCAGCAACACCACCAACTATTTCTTCACCAGCAACACCAACAAAATCTTGCAAGTCAGCTAAACTAAAGCCACTTTCATCAATCATAATTGGCTTGTCAGTTTTAATATCTAATAAAAGAGCGCCTTGTGGTGTTAAAGCAAGATTGCCACGACTATCACGAATGTAATCGCCTTCTTGAAAACCATATCGACCTAATACATTTTCTTCTTCTTTATAATTTTCTGCGCCCGCTAACTGACGCCTTAAAGCTGAATCTTTAATGCCTGTTTCAGTGTCAAACTGATTAGAGTCAACTTTTGAGTCCACTCTATTTGAGTCAACCATTTCTTCAAAAGATTGAGCTGGCTTTAAACTTTCAAAGTACAAAGATTTCATAGCATCATCGCCTGAAATTTTTCCATCTAAAGCTTTAAGAATATTTAGTTCTTGCCGTTTATTAAGACCGCCTTGGTCAAGCATTCTTAGAAAAGTTAATTCTTGCTGCTTGTCCATTTACTTTTCCTTACTGTATGACTTACGAAGCTTTATTAACTCTGCTTCGTCTGATTCTGACCAATCTCCATCACCCCAAAGATCAGAAGTGTCTTGACGCGCATATCCATCTAAGTTTCTATATGCGTTTAAAATATCATTTCTTTTTTTAACAATAATTTTTTCTCTAAACTCTCTGAGTTTAGCTGCAATTTCATCAGGGTTATCACCACCTATTTTTGTTAATTGCCCAATTAGACTTTTAACTAATCCTCTATCAGCATCAGAAAGCGTTTTTCCAGATTCTCCAAGTATTTCAGCAGCATTTTCTACAGCTAATTTATTTAAAAAGAAATTTAACTGATCAGTTGGAGTATTACCTTTAATTTCAAAGCCAAATTTATTTCCTACACCTTTTGCCCAGTTTAATATCATTTCTGGAGTAGTAGCTGCACCACCTTCAGCAAGAGCAACAGCCTTTGCTAATTTAGCATCTTCAGCATTTAAAGATTTTAATGAAGTTGCTAAAGCTCTATAAATTGGTTCATGCGCTTTGGCGCCTCCAGATATTTTTCCATAATCAGGAGCGTTTTCATTATTAGGGTTTACATCAAAAATGCTAAGAGTAAACATTGGGTCAGCACCATTCCCTAATAAATTTAAATCTGTTTTTGTTTTAGCAAACAAATCTTTAGCTTCAGGAACTTCTAATGCTTTTTTTGCAAGCTCTGTGTAACTTGAAGCAGATATTATTTCATAGTTTTCATCAAATTCTGGATTTGTAGTTAAAGCGTTTAGTTCAAACACATTTAAACGCTGACTTTTTGCTTTATCCATATTTTTAATAAAACCGCCAACACCTTCACCTTTAGGCATAACATAATATTGAGTTCTATTCATTGCCTTTTCTGCGGCTGCTTTTCTCTTGGATTCATCAGATGATTGCATTTCTAACGCAAACTTACCAGCAGACAAAGACGCTTGCTTTGCTTCTTTTCGTGCTGCTGCAAGTTCTGGCATTGCGGCCTCTCCCGCTACACCTATACCAGAAAGCATTTTTCCTAAGTTAAAACCTTTACCCGCTTTGTTTTGCATTAAAGCTAAACCAAACGACATGAGGGCTTGGCTCTTGTCAACTTTACCACTTACGTCAATGCCTGTAGCTTTAGAAAATTCTTCTTTATATTGATCAATAGTTTTTTTCTTAGGTCCTGTAGGACTTTCACCACGAGCAGCTTTTATGTAATCTTCCATACCTGCGATAAAAGCTTCTTCCTCAATGTTTTTGGTTGATCCACCTCTAAGTCCATCATCTGGACCCTTTGATGTAGAGCTATCTAATAACGAGGCTTTTTCTGCTCCAGCTTGACCAGCCGCCATTGCATCACCAGCATTAAAAAAACTAGGCTTTTGAGCTTCAGCTAATGTTGCAGCTATTTGATCAAGTCCAGATTCATCAAAAGCCGCAGAATTGTTCGGCATATTTTCTATTTCAGATGCTTGGTCTTCTAGTATTTTCTTTTTGGTTAAAGACATACCTTCTGAGCCTTTAGGATACAGGTTTGAATTAGCTAAATCTTCTAATCCTGCATTTTTTATTATTTCTCGTTTAGCAAATTCTAACTCACTAGACTTAAAAGGATCGTCTAAAAATATACCTAAACCATCAGCGCCTTCTGTTCTTTTTTTAATATCATCAGCTATTCCTTGATATATTCCAGATTTGCTAGGGTTCTGTTTAATTACTGGAGAAAACTTTTCTCCAATTTGCTTAAACATATCTAACCTACCGCCGGGGTTACTTTCATAAGAAGGTATTTCAAAGTAAGTACCACCAGATTCTGGACCTTCGGTTTGAAATAAAGTTTTTAGTGTATTGGCGAGTTGGTTGCCTGTAGGTTCAGCCATAGTATTTACCTTTTTATCTATTCGCACCTTGGTAGGTTGCATACATACCAACACCTTGTA